TCTACAAAATTCTCGAAGCGCATGGCGGCGCCCTACCGGAAGACGTGCACCTGTTCTTCCAGAATACCGGCAAGGAGCGCGAGGAAACGCTGGTCTTCATCGATAAGATCGCCAAGCGCTGGAACGTCAACATCGTGTGGATGGAGTGGTGCCGCGTGTACGGTCAGCCGGACGATGCGCCCTGGTACAGGCTGGTGGACTTCGAAACCGCCAGCCGCAACGGCGAACCATTCACCATGATGCTCGAGTATTACGCCGCGTACCGGAAGGCAGAGAAGAACCTGTCACCGGTGCTGCCCAACTTCTCCAACAACATGTGCACCGCGTATCTGAAGATCAAGATTGGCGAAAAGCACATGCGCTCACTGGGTTACGAAGAGTGGGACTGCGTGATCGGCATCCGCAAGGACGAGCCCGGACGCTACCATCGGATGATGGCCGCCAACGCAAAGGGCGGCACTCGCTGGGACAACGTTTGCCCCTCCTATACCGCAGGCATCACGAAGGAAGACGTCGCCGCATTCTGGCAGGCGCAGGACTTTGACCTTGGCATGGACTCCGACCTGGGCAACTGCGACCTCTGCTGGAAAAAAGGTGAGGACAAGCTGTTCAAGGCAATTCAGGCCGAGCCGGAACGGGTGATTTTCTGGTCTGGCGCCGAAGAGAGGTTCAACCAGGTCTTTCGCATGGACCGCCCGAAGTACTCTCACTTGGCCTGGTACGCGGAAAACTACAAGGGCCAGATGGATGCGTTTGGCTATTCCGAAGACATCGACTGCTTCTGCGGCGATTGAAACCCCTCCCTATCCAATAAAACACGCCAGCCGGCGAGGATCTTCTATGTCCGCTCAACAGAAATTGCCCCAGTTCATCAACCGTCAGCCAAGCATGGGTCTGCCATTCGAAAAGGAACTGGTGGTGGACCTGTTCGCCGGTGGCGGCGGTGCCAGCACCGGGATTGCCCGGGCGTACCGGGAGCCGGATGTCGCGGTAAACCACAACCCGATCGCCCTGGCGGTTCACCGCGCCAACCACCCGCAGACGGCGCACTATGTTGCGGACGTGTTCGAGGTGGATCCGGTCCATGCCACCGGCGGCCAGCCGGTCGGCATTCTCTGGGCCTCGCCGGATTGCCGACATCACAGCAAGGCCAAGGGTGGTGCGCCGCGTGACCGCGGGGTACGCGGGCTTGCCTGGGTGGTAGTTCGCTGGGCGCATGCCACCCGGCCGCGCCTGATGTTCCTTGAGAACGTCGAAGAGTTCTGCGACTGGGGCCCGATCGACGAAGACGGCCAACCGATCAAGGCCGAGCGTGGCCGAACCTTCAAGGCATTCATCGCCGCGCTTAGCACCGGACTCGCCGCCGATCACCCGGACATGCCAGAGATCCTGCATTCGATCGGCGAATACGTCCCGGCGGAAAGCCTGGTGCGAGGCCTGGGCTACAACGTCGAATGGCGGGAGCGCATCGCGGCCAACGCCGGCACCCCGACCATCCGCAAGCGCCTGTACCTGGTGGCCAGAAGCGACGGCAAGCCGATAGTCTGGCCTGCGCCAAAGCGCCACAAAGTGCCGACGGCGAAGCAGCAACCTTGGCGAACCGCCGCAGAATGCATCGACTGGAGCAACTTGGGCCGCACGATCTTCCGTGACAAGCCGATGGCCGTGAACACCATGCGCCGCGTCGCCAAGGGCTGCTGGCGACATGTGCTGACAAGCGCGAAGCCGTTCATTGTGCCGATGCGCGGAACTTCGGAAGCGCACACCAGCACTCACGGCGTCGACGAAGCGTTATCGACCATCAGCGCCGGTGGCACGCATCACGCACTGGTGCAGCCAGTAGCGGCGCCGTTCCTCACCGAGTGCGCCAACGGATCGTCACAGCGCAACTTCGACGTGCAGGAGCCATTGCGAACTCAAGTGGCACAGGTAAAGGGTGGGCACTTTGCGATGGCCGCAGCCAACATGGTGACCTTGCGGAAAGGTTCGGTCGGCGCCGACGTCGCGGGCCCGCTCGGCGTGGTCGCTACCAGCACCGGGCATCACGCGGTATCGGCCGCATTTTTCGAACAGGCGAATGGCGGGTATTACAAAGGTGACGGCCGTTCGGCCTTCGACCCGATCTCTACCATCTGCCAATCCGGCGCCAACCAGCGACTGGTGAATGCCTACCTGGTGAAGTACTACGGCAACGAGAAGGACGGCGTATCGCTCGCCGAACCGATGCACACCCTGCCGACGAAAGACCGCGTTGCACTGGTCGAGGTTGTGCAAGTGCCGAACACGCTTACACCGGAGCAGCTTGAAGGCGCTCGCCGCTGTGCCGCCTTCATGCATGAGTACTTACCGCAGCACTTCAAAGACCCGGCCGAGATGGTGATGGTTGGCGGCTATGTGCTGGTGGATATCACCTTGCGCATGCTGCAACCGCCGGAGTTGAAGGCGGCCCAAGGCTTCGACAAGAACTACATCATTGATCGCGGGCTGTTCGTTGACCCAGTTACCGGCGCCGAAGAATGGCGCGGCATCAACAAGACCGACCAGGTTCGCCTAATCGGCAATAGCGTCTGTCCGGATGAAGCCGAGGCACTGGTTGCAGCCAACGCCGCCGACATCATCGAGCTTTATCAGCGTATCGCCGCCTGACCCGTCTCATCCCTTTGCGTTGAGCGGAGATTGGAGTACAACGGAAATTACTCAAAACACTTAGTGAGTTCTGGATCAGAGCTTATCATTCCGTCTTTAAACTTCTTCATGATCACGTCAAATTCAGACTTTGAAGATATTCCGCAATCCTCAATCATGTGTGGCCCATCAATATAAACCACCCGAACAGCTTTATCCCGCTCTACATTGTGCCTAGTTAATGCAACTGCAATTGCATATACAGCGCACTCACCGAGAAGAATTTGCTCCCATACTTGGGAGGGGGCCTTAGCCTCGCCAAATAGCGGCCTAATATCAACCAAGGTTTGATCTTCCCTTGAAAACAACTCGTGAGCGAGTGCTTTAGAACGCAGCTTAGATAGACCTTTCCAATATCGGATACGCTTAACCATTGGCGACGCGATTCTCACGGTTTCGCGAACACGGGGATCATTTTTTGCGAAAGACTCAAACCGTTTCCACTCTTCATTAAAGGAGTGAATATTTATGACAATATAATTCCCCAATGAATCACGCAGATCCACTCTATCTATCGATTTTATAGGGCAAAGCGATGATTCAAGAAAACCCTTAATTGTGGCCAGGCTCAACAAGCTGCTTTGGAATGTTGATATATCGAATGCCTTTTTTGAGCCGCTTTTGTTCATATTTATCCTTATAAAAATAAAATGGCCCGAAGCATATGTGCCAAGATCAGCGATAAGTATCACCAACTACACCCGTTCGCTGCCTATTCCTGCGCGCGGTCTACATATACAGGGTCAGCACAAAATTGCCCGCCTTCTCACCTCAACAGTCTTCCGCAAGGCTTCAAGGCTCGAAAGGCGAGCCGCGCGATAGTAGTCCGGCAACGGACTGGCAGCAATCTCCCCCCCTTCAAAGTCAGCCGCTATAGCGGCAAGGAACCCCTATGCTCGATGCAAACATCCACCACTCACTGAACACGCTCACTGCACGCCAGATGGCCAAGCTGCTGGTGATGCATCACGGAATCGATGCTTTCGGCTACAAGTACGACAGCCTGCGCGATGCACCAAATGGCCTCGTTACCCTTGAAGATTTGGCGTCCATGTCCGGCGAAGATCTGGATCAGCTTTACGATGAGAGCTCGCACGATGATGCGGTGAACGAGGTGCGTTACAGCGCAGTGAACGCCCCGGGAGTTCCGTCTTGGTGCCACTACAGCTGGGAGCGAAACTACGAGGTCGAAGTGAAGGCCTTCATCCTGCCAGACGGCCGTGCCCTCGCCTTTTGTGAGATGAGCGGCGGCGGCAAGCACGGAGAGCCAGACGCCTACCCCTGGGTTGAAGAGGCAAAGTTCATCAAGTTCTCCGGCGTCGAAGAGCGCGTCATCAAGACTTACAAGTTCGAGGATATTCCAGAGGCCTCAGAGGTGACGCCATGATCGCCCTCGCCTGGTTCGCCTACGTGTACTGCTACAAGGGGCCGCGGTGATGGGGGTCCACCCCGCCAGCTACCTTCAGGGGAGAAAGCGTGTGCGCAACTGGCGAGGTGAACCAATAAACCTTAGTTGAGCCATTCAGCCTGCCTAACACCCCTCATCTGATTTCCCACCTACCAGCCTGCCGGTGAACGGCGGGCGAGGACTGCGCGTGAATATTTACAGACACACTTTCGCAACCGTCTGCCCAGCCGACGGCGAAATGATCATCTACCAACTGGAAGTTCGGTCGCCGAAGATGATCCACGTCGAACACATCAAGGCCGCGACGGCGATCATCAAGAAAGGCTGGCACGAACAGATTGCCGATCGCCTATCTGAAGCGCTGGGCGGTGATCAAACAATCATCGCCACCCACCAGGGCGTCGAGATCGAAACAATGAGGCTCAGCGGATGATTGCGTATCACGGCACGCCAATCGGTGGAACTCGACAAGACGGTGCGCGGTTCCTTGCCGGCCGGCACGCCCTCGTGCCGTTCCCGCGCCAAGACGACATGGGCGTCGTCGCCGACGTCTGCCAGTCGTTCGTCTTCGACAACGGTGCGTTTTCGGTCTGGAAGAAAGGCGGCAAGCTTGACGTCGACGGATACACCCGTTGGGTTGAGCAATGGCACCGGCACCCGGGTTTCGATTGGGCGCTGATCCCCGATGTCATCGATGGGGACGAAGCCGCGAACGACGCACTGCTGGCGGCATGGCCGGCGGAGTTGCGCGGCGTGCCGGTTTGGCATCTGCATGAATCGCTCGAGCGTCTTGATCGCCTGGCCGCTGACTGGCCAACGGTGGCAATTGGCAGCTCCGGCCAGTGGGCGAGCCCAGGAACGTCAGCATGGTGGAAGCGGATCGGCTCAGCGATGGACGCCATCTGCGACGACCAAGGTCGGCCCGCTTGCCGCCTTCACGGTCTGCGCATGCTCGATCCTGCGATCTTCCAGCGCCTACCCTTCGCCTCGGCTGACTCCACCAATGCCGCAGTCAACGGCGGCAGCATCAACCGCTTCGGTATGTACGTTCCTCCTACTGCGGGACAGCGCGCCAACGTGATCGCCGACCGTATCGAAGCGCATAACAGTTCGCCGATCTGGCAGCGGGAAAACCAGACAACTATCAGCTTTCAACTGATGCCAAATATTAAAGAGGGATCCCTCTCTTAACGGCAAACTTCATTGCAGGAGTGAGCAAAACATCATCTACCAATTGAAAACTATTTTTCAAAAAGACAGCGGAGGCTGAACTGAGCTTAGAGTACTCACTCATGGCAACTTGAATACTATTTTCAACGAAACTCTTACCATCAAATTCAGCCATAAAAAAACGATTTAGCTTGGACCCATTAGCTAAAAGCATGTCAAATACAACAACTCCTTTGACATGCTCACGATCCAACTCCTCCGAAATCTCACTTAAGCACTCAAATGGGCTGTGAAAATTTGCCGCAAGAACAAATGCAGACACCCCCAACGCTTTAGGAACCTCAGTCCGCAACAAATAGTCATTTTTCATTTGGCCAGCCTCTTACAGGAAGACTCTATGAGTTCAAAAACCTTTTGGACTATTACTTGCGCAGAGTTCATATCTAGAATCCTACTAGCATCGCTAGGAGCATCCATATGGAAAGACCTGTGCCTATTTG